TGCTGAATTCCGTTCTGGATCCGCTGTCACGGATGTGGGGTACTTCATCCATGGTGGGTTCCGTGCCGGGGATTTCCCGGTTCCAACAAGCATGGCAGTGTACCGCAGTCTTTGGGTCACAGTATTCCGGTGCCACGATATCAATGCCACCACTACAATGGGGGCATTCTTCAGCAATGATTGTCCACATATTACTTTCATCCCGATGTTCCGACATGTATTTTTCTAAACAAGTCATGATCAGATCAGTCCTTTCATCACACTGGGCATTGCGGCGGCAATGGTGGTCTTCAGCAGGTCATATGCCTGTTCATTAGAAAAACCGGAATTCATGAAAGCAGTATGCACGGCCTTGATTTCATTGGCCATGTCTTCATATTCCTTGTATCGTTCCAGATTCTTCAGACGGTCTTCCATCTCATGGATGGTTGCGTGTGCCTTTTTGATTTCCATCAGTATCTGTTCCTTGCTCATGGGTGCTTCACTGATGGATTCAGCAGATCCACGGAATGCCGTTTCATATGCCGCCACAATTTCATCATCCGTCATGTATCCATCTTCACCCGGTTTGGTCATGAAGGTGAATCCATTGCCACACTTGTGCCCAGCGTATGCCAGCGGACAATCACTGCCTTTACACCAATGCTTATCACAGAACTTGTCCAGTTCCTGCCGTGCTTCTTCAATTGTCATAAAACAAAAACCCTTGCCTTTCTTCCATTGACCCTTTTGTCCTTGACCATGCAGTTCAGCTGTCTGGTGATTTCCTTGCTGAAATTGGCCAGACCCATGGACTGGAATCCATTTTCCTGACAGAAGATTTCATACATGGAATGAATCAGTCTGGTTTCCTGATTGATGATTTCTTCCTTTTCTATTTCAGCCAAGAACAAAAGAATCGGATTGTTATATTCCGTGTATTCCTTCAATTCATCGTCCACCTTCTTGGATTGTGTGAAGGATCTGTTGATCAAAATCTGTTTCAGACCGTCAATGCCGATCTTGCACAGATATTCCATGACTTCCGTGTCCTTCAGTTTCCACGCAATGTAGGGATCATAATCCGGATCATTCTTGCTGAATGTGGCATTGAACGGAATAATGACCATTCGCCGCAGGACTGCACCGGTTCTGTCTTTCATTCTGGGAATCTGGTTGGCACTGAATATCAGTTTCACAAAAGGTTTATAGAAAAACAGGTCAGCACCCTTGTTTTCTGCCTTCAGCATGTTGCCGGACACAATCTTCTTGAAGTGTGCAATGGCCTTGCCCCGTAGGAATTCATCACTGATGTCATCACCGATGTTGGCCAGCTTGCCAAACATGGTGGCCGGTGCAAAACGTTCTTCCAGTTCATCCAGACCCAGATTGGAAGTGTTCTGGACACCCAGCACATCCTGAAGCATCTGAAGGAATGTACTTTTACCATTGGCCTTCTCACCGGTCAGGAACATGGACACGGACAGTTCATTCCGTCTGTAAAAACAATAACCGATGCATTCAGCCAGCAGTTGCCGGATTTCAGGATCCTGACAGGCCATCTTGTTCAGGGTGGTGTCTGCAATGGCACTGTACACTTCAGGCCGGTAGTTCCACGGGATCTGGTTGGTAATTACCATGTCCGGGGAAAAGGCCGTCAGGGTGTCAGTGGTAATGTCATAGACACCATTCTTGAATGCAATCAGATTGGCATCTGCCACCGGACTGTTGTCCGGACACATGACTTCAATGTACTTCAGCACTTCCTTCCGCTGGGAATCCTTCATCTGGGGATATGCCTTCAGCATCATGAATTCAATGTTGCGGTACCCGGCCATGTAAATCCCATCCTTGTACACATGAAGCTGTCCATTGATTCGCTTGATGTGATTCTGGTTGATCATCCAGTTGGCAAAAGCATCATGAAGGAACTTCTTGCCTTCAAAAAAGATGGGCTTTTCAAATGCTTCATCACGCAGGATCACTTCCAGTTCACTGTCATCCAGCGGTTCCGGCAGGACATAATCATTGATGATCCGGATGGTCTGCTTGCACTGATCATTGGTCATGGCCAGCTGGGTCTGAAGCACCAGAATATAACCATAAAAGTCATTGTTCCGGCTGACTGTGGTGTTGAAATCCATCTTGGTGGTCACCGGGTGCATCCAGATGGGCAGTTCATCATATTCACCGGATTCAGGGTTTTCATCACCCCATTCACAGAACCGTTCTTCACCATCCACCTTCAGCACTTCCGGCATTCCACCGGTCTTGATGTCAGCCACCAGACCACATGCCAGCTTCAGACCGGTGCCGCATTTCTCCACACCGCTGTTCCGGAAGGTGAAATGTTTGCCCCGGCTGGTGCAGGTCACCCGGCAACGGATCTGCAAGTCTTCAACAATTGTCATCAATTTTTCAGCAGATTCCGCATCATCCACATCAACCATGATGCAGTCATCACGCAAAACACCAGCAAAAGAAGGCAGTTTTGCAACATCTGCATAAGATCTGAAGCTGTTCAGACCTTTGTATTTTTCCATGGGTTGCTTGCCGTCTGTGGCAATGAATCCCTTATACAACCCCATTTTCCATCACTTCCTTCACAAAAACTGACCGTGTACCGGCACCACCCCGGCAGATACTGCATTGGGTGGTTCTGCCGTTCCGCAGATTGTCAGACCGTGCAATGATCAGCTGACCACAGTCACACTGACAGACCCAATGAGTGCCGCCCCATTTGGTTTTCCGGTCACTTCTTTCAATGACCGTCAAGGATCCAAACCGCTGTCCGGTCAGATTGATTGGTTGATTCATAGTTTCACCCCAAAGTCCGCAAGTCTTTTGATGGCAAGATCCACATACCACTGTTTGTCCAGATGGCCGGGACACTTCTTGCCATTGATATCATCATTCATGATGAAACATGATTCCGGGGTGTTGCCAAATTTCTTGACTTCCAACTTCTTGCCGGTGTTCCGACAGGCATTGATCCGGCCATCTGTGGATCTGGTGGAAGCGAATACCCGGTAACACTTGAACCGGTACCGCTTGCCATTGTGTTCCACATATTCAAATTTGTCCGACAGCTTCACCAGCTTCTGGAACTGGATCAGATCATCACAGCCATTGATGGTGGTGGCCGGGTGAATGCCCTTGGTCATGTAGTCCACCAGTGCCCGGTTGATGATGGGAAGATCCGCATCCAGCCGGGATAGTTCCTTCACATAGGCACCCTTCCGTTCATACTTGTCCTTGCCGGTAAACTTACACAGATAGTTGTTGACATCCTTCTGATAGATGAAATCAACCTGATCAAATTCAAGGCCGATCTTGCACAATGGGGTGGAGCAGGTGGATTCCCACTTGTAGCAGATGTCATCCAGCATGTTGAAGGCTTCATCCGTGTCCGGGATCCGGACAATCAGACCATCTGTGTTGGACTGGATCAGTTCAAAACCGGGAATGTCTTCCAACCATTCCAGAAGCATGATTAGCATCAGCTGGCAGTTGACCACCATGGTGTTGTTCATGCAAGGATCATATGCCGGATTGTGCTTGTCCTTCATAGCACCGGATAGGGAATTCAACAGCTTTTTATATGGTGCCTGTTCCTTCTTCTTGCCAGCGGCCTTCAGTGCCATTCTGGTGTGGTAAACTTCAGCATACTTTTCAGGGTGTCTGGCAGATCTGGTGATCCGCTGGTGACCGATCAGGTATGATGGATAATAACTGCCAACGTCAACATGCCAGATGGATCCCTTCCGGAAAATAGGCTTGGACTTGGCCTTGTCCACCACAACCTTGCCCTGTTTGTCCAGCTTCACCACGGCACCAAGGGCACCGTGGATGCCGCCCCAACCATCAACATGGGGAACACCACAGATTTCAGTCACCAGTGATCTGTCATAGAAAAACTTCCGGAAGGCTTCAGGATCTGTCCAGTCATATTTCCACTTCAGTGACGGGGGTGCTTCAGCATGTGCCGCCTTCATTTCTACAATGCAATCCTGTTTTGCAGTCCGGAACCAGTCCATCACACACTGGTATTTCTTCAGCTTGATGAAGGGTTCAATGAAGAAATCAAATTCATCATCACGGTCAGTCATCACACAGTCCAGCACCTTGGCGGCAATGCCAGCATCCGTCTTGCCCACATGGGACAGGGGCATCTGGAAGACCTGACACATCTGAATCATAGTGTCAAAGTTGTCCTTGCGTTCAAGGAAGACTTCCACGGTCTGTTCCACATCGTGGCGGCAGTATCTGACCGTTTCTTCAATTTCTTCCGGTGTCAGCTTGCGCTGGATCCGGAAATCAACCCCACTTTCACGGATGTCATTGCCCATCATTCCTTCAAAGGTCTTCAGGCCAATGGGTGGATTGGGCATCACATCATAATTATTCACGGGGATCTTGTGGAACAGGTTGGAAAACTGCCAGCCCTTTTTCTTTTTGACAATGATCCAATCATTGACTTCCTTGGGGTTGAAGTCCAACAGAATTGCCTTCAGGATGTACTGGTCATAGTCCCGGCTGTTGAATCCCACCCAGATGTCATCCTTGTGGTCTTCATAGAATGCCTTCAGCTGTTCCGGATCATTGATGATCACATATTCCTTCCGCGCATCCATGTCCAGAATGACCGCCAACCAGTCATGAATGAAGACTTCAAAGTCATAAAAAATCACGTGGGATCACTTCCTTCTGGATTTCCCCACCGGCATGGTGACCGGTGGGGATCCGGTTTATTTATTCAGCATCATAGACATTGCTGATGGCATAGGTGTTGTAGCCCTTGGACAGACCATAATCCAGTTCGTATTCCAGACGGCCATCAATGGATTCATGGATGTCCATACAGAAATCATTGATCATCTGCATGTTGTTGGACTTCAGAATCAGGTTGATTTCTGCGGTACGGTCACCATCGTCCAGCAGGTCAGACAGGATCTTGGCCACACGGTGACGCATCCAGTCTTCATAGAAAACACCGTTGTAAAAGATCACGGATTTTTCAAACTTGCCCTTCAGGATCTTGAACCAGATGGACACCATGGGATTGCCCTTGCTGGAATTCTTACATTCCAGCTTTTCCACCTTGACTTCATACTTGCCCACGGGGATTTCAGGATAATCACCGCCACCAGCGTTGTCCTTGATTTCCTGCTGGGATGCCTTCAGTTCATCGGCATTGATCTTGTCTGCATACTTGTCAAAAATACTCATGTTGAATTTATCCTTTCTTTAATTAAACATTCTTGATCTTCAGATTCTTGATGCCCAGTGCCTTTTCAATTTCGGCAACGGTCATGACCACTTCAGGGGTATTGATGATCAGGTCACCAAAACAGATTTCGCCCTTCCGCAGTTCCGCACACTGGATGGTCTTTTTACAGTTCTGGGTGGTATGGTAAACAGACACACCTGCAAAGATCCGCTTGGTGACATCAATAAAGGTTCCAGCTTCGATGCCACAGCCAGCTTCGATGCCACAGCCAGCTTTGATGCCTTCGCCAGCTTTGATGCCTTCGCCAGCTTCGATGCCCCAGCCAGCTTCGATGCCACAGCCAGCTTTGATGCCACAGCCAGCTTCGATGCCACAGCCAGCTTCGATGCCACAGCCAGCTTTGATGCCTTCGCCAGCTTTGATGCCTTCGCCAGCTTCGATGCCCCAGCCAGCTTCGATGCCACAGCCAGCTTTGATGCCACAGCCAGCTTCGATGCCACAGCCAGCTTCGATGCCACAGCCAGCTTCGATGCCACAGCCAGCTTCGATGCCACAGCCAGCTTTGATGCCACAGCCAGCTTCGATGCCACAGCCAGCTTTGATGCCACAGCCAGCTTCGATGCCCCAGCCAGCTTCGATGCCACAGCCAGCTTTGATGCCCCAGCCAGCTTCGATGCCACAGCCAGCTTTGATGCCTTCGCCAGCTTCGATGCCACAGTCCGCAATCATTGTCTTTTCGACAATGATAGACTTCTTGGAAATTACGGATCCACGGACAACCAGACGGTCATCCAGATCAATTTCAATGGTTTCATCAGAAATCAGATCACCTTCCAGAACATAGTCACCGTTGGCAATCTGCTTCAGGCCATTCCACAGCTTATCCAGTTTCATATT